TCCCAGCCATAGAGGAAGCGCCTAACCCACGAGCAGCCATCTTTGCTGTAGCATTACGCATAGCCCCTGCAGCCCAGGTTGGTGTTTTACCACTATCAAAGTCCTTCATCAAGCGATCCATCTCGCCTGATACAGTAGATGCTTCTAACTTTTGTGTGCCATAGATTTGCTGTACAGCTGCCTGATCTACAGTAGAGCCTGAAATCATTTCTAGCTCTTGTACTTTACGTGTAGGCGCACCTTCTACTTGTGTTGCTGCACCTTGTGCTGCTTCTAGTCCTAGCTGAGATAGCTGTGTTGGATCTCCTTGGGCAGCTGTAACCTGAGCTTCATCGCTTACTGTACCCTGTTGAGCTTGCGTATTATCTAGTACTTTCTGTACGTCATCTTTAGCAGTAGCGGTAGTAACTTTAGCAGCTGGGGTAACGGTAGGGGCAGATGCGGGATCAGCAGCCTCTGCTGTTGTCTGTGTAGCTTTAGTTATTTCGGGTGCATCACCAGTACCAGCATCAATCTTACCAGCAGCCTTATCTTCTTCGCTAACCTTAGCTACGGTTCCTTCAGTTACTAATTGAGAAGGGTCATCTCCTGAAGCTTGTGCTTGTAATTCTTTTGCTGACTTACCTTCTACAGCGCTATAAGCTGAAGTAGCATTAGCCATCTCTGAGGAAGCAGTTGTAACAGCAGCTTGTGCTTTACCTACGGCATCTGCAAGAGCTTTATCTTCAGGATTAGCAGCTAAGTCTTGTTGTGCTTTTGTCAGAGCCGCTTGTGCATCTGCAAACTTTTGCTTTGCTGCATCTAGTTCAGCCATACCACCACCAGCATCTCCACCCTCAGCATAACCACCACGATGCATACCAATAGTATGAGAATGAGGTGCTACTTGCTGTGGTTGCTGTGGCGACATGCCGTTTCCCATCTGCCCTGGAATACCTAATTGTGCTGGAGGTAAGCTACTTGCCTTTTCAAATTCCATATAACCAGTAGTAGCCTCAAATGCATCTTGTAAAGCTTTTGCCTTATTAGTGTCTAATGCATTTGGTGCTGTATTAGCAACATAATCCTGCATAGCCAAATACTCAGGTGTTTGCTTTAAACCCTGCTGCATCGTCTGTAGTCTCTGCCTTTGATTGTTATTAAAAATCTGCTGCTGTCCTGCCGTAGCAAAACCTCTTTTCTGTGCTGCTAGACGATCTTCTGGGCTAACAGTCAAACCACCTTCTGCCATACCAATGCGCTTCTGAGCAACTGCTGCCATTTTACCTACACGGGCAGCAGCACCTGGTTGTGACGCTAGATACGCAGCTTGCTCATCAGCCTGCATACCCTGCATTTCAGGTATAATCTTACCCATCTGTTCTGGAGTGAACCCTGCAAACTTCTTAGCCATAATTACTTATTCCCTAACTGCATCCATACTGCACCAGCTATGAATGTTATAATTGCGAGTGTTGTTACTTTTACAAGCGTTGACCAGATACCTCTACGTGTATCTCGCCATGCATCTAATAGATCCCGCATTTCGTTGATGTCTTTGGCAGCTGTTTCATCGTGTAGACCAATAGAAGACAAAGCTTGCTTTGCACCACGCCTAGCTGCACGGTCTAGCATATCCTCTAGCTCTTCTGCTGTCAAGGTTATCTGTGTCATACTGTGCTGCCGTATATAGTGCCATTGTTGGTTAGAGACGGAGAGGTTCCTGAAATAGCTGCACCACCTGCACCACCAACATTTGTGGTAAAATCACCAACACTAGGGCTAACTTGATTCCGACCTGCACCACCTGCAGCACCCCAGCCACCACCACCGCCAGATGCGCCAAGGTAATAAGTTGTGCCAGAGACAACGTAAGGGTAGTATCCAGTACTGGCTTGACCACCCGCATTACCTGCAGATCCACCATTACCACCACTATTACGATTACTGACAGCGCCTGATCCACCAACGCCAGGAAGAATACGCCCTCCTCCACCGCCGCCTGATGTTCCAGTTTCGCCAAGAGCGCCACCGCCGCCGCCTGCTCCTCCACCAGTGCCAGCAGTAGCTCCGTCTCCACCCTCTTGTCCTACAGCGCCGCCTACTACAGGAGATGCAGAGTCTCCACCACCTGCACCACCGCCGCCATTGGAGCCACCACCTGCACCACCGCCGCCTGCTATGTAAGCTCCATTACTGTTGACTAAAGTAACACCTGATGCAGATACATTAATAGCAGAACCGCCATCTCCACCTAGTCCACCGCTGCCGCCGCCTCCTTGGCTTCCGCCTTTCCCTATAATGTAACCATTGTTTGTAACAGTACAGTTTGCTACGTTTATCAGTAGACCAGGATTTGCTGTATCATCTGACCAGACATACACACCTGATGCTATGGTAGCCAACAAAGGGGCCGATCCATCCCAACCTGCAGCAGTAGCAAGTGTGCTAAGATTAGCTTCTTGAGTGTTAGATGATATTGTAAAGGAAAACTCACCTACTGTGCCGTAGAAATTACTAAGAGAGATAGAACCGCTTGTAGGGACACCTGTATTGTTAGTCGTAGTGTAGGCACCACCACGATAATACTCAGACATGCTTATGGGATTAGCGCCCCCAAACTCAGTCTGTACCTGATATAAGGTAATTAATCCTGATGATTGTAAAGCCATTAAATTGTTCCAAAAGCTGTTACGTTGCCTGTTACTGTGAGGTTACCAGATGAGTCTAACTTCATTTTGTTAACACCACCATAAGATATTATAAGGTGGTTAGACCCGTCTACCTCAAACTTCCAGTCAGATGCACCTGCAGTCATAAGAATGTCATTACCTGCTATGAGATCATTATTAGCGGTAATATCTGCTTCAGCATATATGTCGTTATCTGTAGGGGTTCCTCCTGTAGATCCTACATACAAACCATTAGCGACACGTACACCCTCGGCACTCATCCGCATTTCTGTTGCAGAACCATATCGAAAATCTATATAGCTACTTTGATCAAAGTTTATAGAACCTCTTATAGCGCCACTTTCAATGAATTTTACAGAACCACTAGCAGAGTCTAAATTGATAGAAGAGCCAGCATCAAGCGTAAGAGTTGCCGCATCAGAGATTGTACTGCTGTTAATGGTAATATCATCTACAGTAAGAGTAGTAAGTGTGCCAAGAGATGTGATATTAGGTTGTGCTGCTGTTTGTATAGTACCAGTCACATCACCAGTTAAATTACCCGTTACATTACCAGTTAAATCACCCCCAACATCACCTGTAACATCGCCTGTAAAGTTACCTTCAAAAACACCTGCTACAATAACTTCCGAACCTACTGTCCACTTATCAACAGACTCATCCCAAACAAGTGTTTTATTCTGCCCAGTACCACGCTCAACTTCGATACCTGCGTTCTGTGATGGTGTGCCAGCCTCATTACTGTTGAGTGTGATAATATTATCAGCTAAGTTAATTGTCTCAGTATTAACTGTGGTAGTTGTACCTGATACAGTAAGGTCACCTGATACAGTAAGGTCATTAAATGTTACATCTGATGTAGTAGCTAACGCTTGATTTGTATCAGATAGATCTGTTGCTGCAATAGTGATGTCAGAAGTACCATTAAAACTTTGTCCTGCAATAGATCTAGAAGCTTGTAGGGCTGTTGCTGTAACTGCATTACCTGTTACATCGCCAGTAACAGCACCAGTTACATCACCAGTTAAATTTCCAGTTACGTTACCAGTTACGTTACCAGTTAAATCTCCAGTCACATCACCCGTTAAGTCGCCCGTTACATCGCCAGTAACAGCACCAGTTACATTACCAGTTACGTTACCAGTTAAATTTCCAGTTACGTCACCAGTAACACCACCTGTTACATCGCCTGTCACGTTTCCTGTTATATCACCCGTAACCCCACCCGTAGCAGTAAGTACACCCGTGACACCTAGAGTACCACCTACTGTAGCATTCTCTGATACAGTTAAGGCATCTGTGTCTACAGTACCATCAAACCAAGCATTCTTATATTGTACAGCGGCTGTACCTAAGTCCAGAGTGTTAGTAGTCTTAGGCGTAAGAGCAGTACCTGAAACAATAAGGTCTTGCGCTGGGCCTACCTTAGTGATGGG